TGAAAACCACATACCCATAATGTTAATAATATCCATGTAACATCTATTAATACTAATGTCTCAAATGCAACCGTAAAGTAATTACCAATACCAAGTGTACCAATAATCAATGCAAGACCAATAATCCAGTATGGTGCATATCTTGTTAATACTATTATAACACAACCTGCCAAAAATGCAAGCGCTAATTCAATTAAACTATCATATCTTTTAATTGTCTCACCATCAAGTATTGTTTGTAGTGAGTTGGCACTTATAACATAATCATATTGTTCGCCAGTAGGTGTTGCAATTACACTTGATAGACCTTCTGCCGTCAATGCAATTATAACAGTTGTACCTGCAGCCTCATCAAAGTTATTACTTGCCGCACTTATTGTTTTAAACTCTTTATTCCATCGTAACCATATTCTGGCATTAGCGTCTGTATTGATTGTTGCATATGCAGGCACTCTCATCGCCACAACACCTGTATCATCTGCTTTTACTTGATAAGATGGATCACCAACCGCAACTCTTATTGTTTCTATTGCCATGTTAGGATAAACTTCTTCGCCTATCTTCATCAATAATGGCACTCGTCTTGTAACGCCATCTATCTCTGGTGCTGTGTTGACAACACCTACACCTTGTGTACATTCTGCCAGACTTGGTAATGGTCCAACCATACCAGGCCATTCATATAAAAAGTTTAGTGGGTCGCCTATCTTTGCCACACCTCTAGGCACAGGATTAGATTTTCTTGTTTGTGTTGTACCTGTTTGTGCAATTACTGTACCATAACCTAATGTGATACAAAATTCTTCATCATGTCCAAAACGATCTTGTTCACTAAACAATATAGGCATAACAATTATGCCAGTTTGTGATTGTCTTAAATTTACAATTAAGTCTGCTAATACATTTCTAGGCCATGGCCATTGACCATACTTCTCTATGGCTTGTTCATCTATTGTTACTATGGTGATGTCCTGTGATGGTTTGACTTCCTCGTTGCCTAGTAGATAATCAAATGATTTTAGGCGTAAGATTTCTTTGAACCCTGGGTCTTGTAATCCAATATAGGTCAATACCACCAATGTAATAAAGGCAGTTGACCAGTGTGTCAACCATTTCATATTAATTATTTAGTTAAATTAGTCTTGCGTTACGGTCATAGTACAGAAACTATGGCCACAATATAAACTGCCTGTGTATGATTTATTGTTACCAGATTGTGTGAAATACATTGATGAACCATTACTTGTTCTACCATCTACATCTACATCAATTGTATTGTTATTGCCTATCTGGTCTATGTCTATGATAAACCCGTCCATGCTTACAATGTCAAAATCAATATTATTATCTATACCATCTTGCACAGAATTCCATGTGCCACCATCTGTAAGATTGTCAATTGTAAAATCTAAATCGTTAGCGTAACTAGGATTTGTCCAACATTGAAATAGAAAGTATAGTAATATTCCTATTATTAGATATCTTATCATTTTTTCTACTATATACTTTCTTACTTTTAATAATCCGCTGTTTGTACTTCGGGCTTTTTAAGTCTCTTGCTATCGGGTTTCGTTTCTTCATTTTTTTTCTTTGTAATCTTTTTCATTTTCTCAATATATCTACGATATACTGCAGCCTCTGCCGTCTTGCCCATAACTCTGGCACGCTGTTCCATTGCAATCGCAGCCTGTATTTTGTGTGCGTGTGTTTTACCACTACTCTCTATTTTCTTTACACTTGCCTCAGCGTCTTTTACTGTTGCAAATTTAAGACCATGTATTGTACCTTTTGGATTTTCATCTGTGTACAAATCACTATGTTTTTTACTGCCCGCAGGTTGACCTTTTTTTCTAGGTATTCTTGCGTTCTTTTCTACAAACTGTTTAAAACTTAATACTTCCCACATTATTGATATTGCTCTATTGTTATTTCGTTATCTTGTCCACCAAGTTCAAAATCTATTAATTCAAAATCATCTTGTACAATATTTATAATATATCCATACTCTTTGTCAAGTCTTAACTCAATATATGCCCCACTCGCAGCCTCTCTTATCCACACCCATTGTGGGTCTTCATCTAGTATAATTACACCAGTTTCTGGGTCTTTACCTAGTTTGATATCACCAACAGTTTTTTGTTTTTCAAACTCGTCAGACATCTCTTTTGCAAGTTCTTCATTGATTTGTTTAAGTATATCTGCCAAGAAATTTTGTTGTAAAAAATCTATGTCAAGTCCTGTTACATATAAATCTTCATCTTCTTCAAGGTAGTTTTGGTTCAAATCGTCAAACTGTAAAAAGTCAATATCTAATGCGTCTGCCACTGCCTTAATTTTCTTTACATAGTTTTCGTCTTCTATTTCTTTAGGTTTAGAAATTATCAACATGTTATTAATCATGTCTATTTCTAAATCTAATTTTACAGGTGGGGTAGGAGGGTTCTCTGGTACAGTTACCTGTGTCGCTTGAAATGCCTGATTGAGTATGACTTGTCCTGCGGCACTCTCAACACTTATCTCACCAACAACACAATTACCATTGACATCACAGGACGGTAATAGTATAATAGTAGAACCACCTAGTTCATCTATCGTCATTGTAAAGTCTGTGCCTCTTACACCTATCGTAGCAGTAGGTGTTGTAATCTTTATATCTTGTCTGGAATTTTTTGCAATCTGTCCTGACGCATATCTAACTGTGCCAAGTGCAGCCTTTAGTGTAAGTTTACCTGTACCACTGTTAGGGTCAAATACAAATTCATCTATGATAAGTTTACTATGTTGAGTTACATCTACTCTGGTATCATCTACAAATAATATACCAACTTTACCATTACCAGTTTTTACTGTATCGTATTGTTCTATTTCTAATTCTTGTTCGATTGTTATATCTGTTTTATTACGGTCGATAACTCCGTTACCTTCTACTTGGTCTACTTCTCCTATACTGGCCCATAAAGAGCCAGTATAGAATATTATTAATAATATTATTGTCCTAATCGTCTTGGGATATATCAATATCATGGTTATCACCACTTGTTGTCAAGTTAATTATATTATCATAAACACCAGATTGAGTTATATCTACATCAGCGATTGAGCCAGTATGGCTGTGGACTAAAGTGTGTCCGTTGACATCACCATCACCATTTATGTCAATTAAATAATTATTTGTATCACCATTAACGGTTAAGGTTAAAATAGCAGATGTTCCATCTATTGTCGCCGCAACGACATTGGAATCACTACCACTTGCACCTGTTATATTTACAGTTGCGTTAGCCGCGTCTGCTGTCTCTCCAATATCAATATCTAAATCGTTACTGTTACCTGCCCATACAATGGATGCCGTAGCAGTAGCACATGAAGAATTATTTCCTTCACTATCACAATTAAATTCAATATCGTTTGAGTTACCAGTTGTGCTAAAAGTACCTGTAAAAGTTGCACCGTTCACATCAAACATTAGAACATTCGAATTACCAACTTGATCAATGTCGATAGTCGTAGTAGCACCAATAACACTTGAAGAAGTGGTAGAGTTACCTACTGTGTTGTTCTGTCCGTCTTGGGTAATGTCGAGGTCAAGCGTAGCACCTGATTGTGTAACATAGATATCATTCGCCATTACCGGTAAGGCAAACAACATCAATATCATTATAATTTTAGCGTACATGCTTTTTACTCCTCTATTTTAAATGACCACAACTCACACTCGATACCTTCATATATTAAATTATGCACCGCATGTTCTATTGTGGATCTGATTGCATAGTTAACTGGCTCATTAGTTGCGACACCAGTTTCTATTTCAAGCGCTTTTGTACTCATGTCTAAAAACCTAAATACATCTCCGCCACTTGAATATGACGCTATCGTTTTTGTTGCTGATACTGTTAACAAGATTTCTCCTGTCTGAACAGAAACTAAACGAAGCGAAACTGTTACTTGGTCTGTACGATATTGTTCACTTGCCCCTATACCAAAATATCTCATACCAACACCACCAGACGTAATGTTCGTATCATATCCTACAATACCACCTTCTACTATAAGTCCTGCAAATAGTAAAGGTTTTAATTGGTTCTTTACATCACTCTCACCATCATATAGTTCTCTTGTACTTCTTATAAGTTGTCTCTCTTTTATGAGAGCATCTAGTCCTTCTCTTTCTAATACTCTAAACCAAGGTTCATTACCACCAACTGCCTTTAATGAGTTGATGACCCATACTTCTGGTCCTTGTGTTACTGCCGTAGATAGTTGAGAAAATCTATCGTTAGGTTTTCTCTGTCCTGTTTTGTCAGGAAAATTATATACAGCAATTGTAATCTGTGGTTGCCCTAGTTCTGGTATATTTTTTAATCTTTTAATTGTTTCTGTTTCTAGTGTGTAAGGTGTTTCGCCATAGAACACACTATCAGATTTAGTTGACGCACAACCAACAGTTAAACAAAAGACCGCAATCACCGCCGCAAATTGTGGAAAAGATATAGACATATTAAAACTTGAAATCGCCTACAGGCACACTCATGGTCGTTGTAGTGCCATCTGGTGATGTAATTGTTAATGTAATAATTTCTGTGGTCTCATCTTTGACCCAATAGATTGTAGAACCCTCAACTTCAGCGGTACCAGATGTTTCACATTCACTTTCACATTCTGTACCAAACATATTGTCAACCAACTGTTTAGATAGATTGGCATATATTCTACTCTCAACATTCTTAATAAACTTGTTGATAGTGGTATTGTTGGCGTCTCTTTCTGCAGCCGCTGCCGCAGACCTAGCGTCGTCCGCAATATTCTTTTCTCTACTGTATCTTAATTGTTCAAGTGATAATACATGGGTAGAATAACCAGACCCAGAGAAAGAAGGGTTGGTAAAATTATGTACTAATTCACTTGTAATGCCAGGTATCGCCAGACATAATGTAAAACCTAACACTAACCATTTTAGTGTTTTCATATACTACTATTTATAAAAACCAGAAGTATATCATTACGCCTCACACTGTACCTAGTATGAGTATTGCTAAACTAATCCCCGCTATCTTTAGGGCTTTCAGGTATTCTATCTGGTTCTCTACGCTTGTTATCTTTTTGTTCATTTTCTCTCATTTCTAATACGGTGTTAAGTTTTGACCTTAATCGTATCAAGTCATTGTCTAGCATTCTAATACGATCTATTAGTGATATGGTAGTCATTTGTGCCTTATCAAGTTTTTCTATAATCTGACCTGTAACATAATTGTAAATAAAATAGATGAACCAACCCATCGCTATGGCAGCCACTGTGGCAAAACCATATTGATTTAACATTTCAATAATTGGACTTGTTACTTCTACTTCTACCATTAATCTTTTCTTGCGTCTTCTTTACCATCTGACCTTGATACTCTATCTAAATCTGGTCGTAAGTTTAAGGCACTTGAAATCAGTATGTCTAGTTTTATCATGTCGTGGTTCATAGTTTTTATTCTGTTATCTAAAGCAGATATTAACATTGTAATGGTTGCAACTTGGTCTACCACACCTGCCAATATATACTTTAGGATTATATAAATGAAAAGACCCATTACCATGGCTGCGGCAACGGGTAATCCAAAATCTACTAATATTGTAAAAAATAAGTCCATGCTCTATTTATATAGAGCACGGACCATAAGTTGTGGACTCAACAGGAGAGATTAATTGTTGACTAATTTGCTAAAGTAGTTCATAGTATCGTCTTCGTCTTCACTACTAGGGGGAGTAGCAGTTTCAGGTATTGACGGTGCTGTTTCTACCTTAGTTTCTTCCACAACACTTTCAACCGCACTTACAGGTGGGATATTTACTTCGTCTGCGGTCGCGGTATTTCCAGAACCAAATACAACTCTTTCAAATTTCGCTTTGAGTTCATCATATGATTTAAAGTTTGATTGGTCTGAAAAACTTTTTAAGGAATATTGTTTCTTCCAAAGTGCTTCTATATCTTCATCATTCTCTTTGAGTTTTGATGGTGATTCAAATTCTGATTTGTCATAATTCCAGTAACCATCTACCTTACGAATTTTAAGTTTGAAGTTTGCACCTTCCCAAAAGTCAAATGGGTTAACTGCTTGTTCATCTTCAAATTCAGGTTTCATCGCCTCAGTAATTTTGTCAAATATTTTTTTACCAAACTTGTAAAGTTTTACTTGACCTTCATTCTCTGGGTGTGCAGGATCAGATACTACAAAGATATTAGTAAAGTATGATAACTTTCTTTTTCTCTTTCTAGCAATTTCTTTATCTGCTTCAGAACCAGTATTCCAAAGTCTACTGTTTTCTTCACCAACTGGATCTTTTTGACCAAGTGTTGTTAAACTGTTTTCAATGTACCAACCACCAGGACCTTGAAAAGCATGAGACCATACTCTTGCCCATGGTAGTTCTTCACCTTCTACTGCAGGTAAAAATCTAATAACAGCATAACCATTACCACTCTTATCAAGTTCTGGTTTCCAAAATCTTGTATCGTCTGATGAGTTTTGATTTGTTGCTGGGGTTGTAACTTTTTCTAGTTCTTTAGTTAGTTTGTCGAAGTTACCACGACTTCTTTTTAAATTTGCAAATGACATATTTTATCCTTATGTTTGTATTCGTTGTATTCATATAATTGTATATTAGTATATATACAAGTTTTTACCTTTAGTGAAAATTAATTATCACTTAGCCGTTCGTGGGATTCAACTGGAGTATTACCCACAATTTTTCAGGAAGAGTCCAAGTCATACTTTCGTACAGATATGGTCCCTACTAATAAACAAACAGTTAGTGTCTTGAGGCGTTTGCCCACTACCCTCTAACCACTTTGCCTTATGCCCTCTTAAGCATTGTTCAGCCAGAACGATATAAAGTTTGCAACCAATATAATTCTGCTAAATGATAACTCTATTATAACACAGGTAGGCTTAAAAGTCAAGCGCTAAATGTGAAATAAATTCCTTAGTATGTTGATAAGTCAGATTTGGTATGGAATCCCATTGTAACATTCTCTCACTTACTTTTGAGTTGCCCTCTGGGTTTACCTTAATAAACTGAATATCTTTATATCTCACCATTACTCTGCCCATTTGTGTAATCCAGTTTTGTGGTGTTACTGAGGACTCGTCTTGGTTGAGATACCCATGTGTGTTTTTATATAAGTTATTAATAAAATCTGTGGTACTATACATGTCCATGCCTATCAAATAACATGTCTTAGGTTTTTCTAGTTTACAACCTATGTACATCGCCGTTGCACCAGATGACCAACCAGGGTCTTCAGGACCTCTTTCTTCACCTTCCCATGACCCGGCATAGTAATCATTCATAATTTCTTTTAATTGTGTTACCTTATCGTGTCCATATAACCATGTGATATAAACATTTTCAAAACCCTCACCTTTCCATCTATCAGTTTTTCTGTTCGTATCTATTGCGGCTGTGCCATGTATTACAAAAGATAGATAGTGTCCTTCTTGGTTATACTTCCATTCTCTTATGTTAGGACTTTTCATATTACTTGTTTGTGCCTCTTTCATCATTTCATAATGATCAACAGGCATGCCATCCCAACTTCTAAAGTAACATGGATTCTTATGTGCATAACCACTTTGATATATTTCATGTTCTAACATTGGGTCAACTGCAAT